GCCGAAGTACATCATCCAGCTTCATTGCCAGATGATGGCGACAGGGGCCAAGTACGGATACCTGACCGCTGTGATCGGCGGGCTTGGGCATCGCCTTTACCGCTGCGAACGCCAAGACGACATTGTGGAGGTCATCACGAAGGCCGCTGCCGAGTTCTGGGCGTGTGTCGAGGAACGCCGCGAGCCCGAGGGCGAACCGCCCAGTCTCGAAACCCTCAAGCGAATCGTCCGCCAGCCCGAGAGCGTTGTTCGCATCCCCCGCGAGGCCATTGGTTCCGTGATCCGCTGGAAGGAATGGGCCGCGAACGAACGGGACGCGAAGGCGGAGAAGGAACAGCACCAGTCCGAGTCGATCGCCCTTCTGGGTGACGCTGAGGGCGCGTTGCTGGAGTTCCACCAAGACGACTGCATTGCCCTGTCCGCTGCGATGGGCGTTCCGATCGACAAGGCGGGCGAGTACTGCAAGCTGACCTACTTCGCGGACAAGAACGGGCGGCGAACCCTGCGGCTGCAACGGGCCGACGATGAGTTTCTTGAGGCCGCGAATGATGCGCCGTGCATCGACCTGAGCAAATTGACCCTTTGTGGAGATGAGAGATGAACAACCAAGCCCTGATGAACCCCGAGCAGTTGGCGGAGATCCGCCGCGAATCTCGGCATACGAACCCCGGACTTAGCAAGGCCGGATTCAGCCCGACGAACATGAGTGAGGCGATCGCGGTAGCCGACCTGTATATCCAGTCCGGCCTGACCGCCTTCAAGTCTGCGAGCGCGGCGGTCGTCGCCATCGAGCATGGCATGAGTCTTGGCATGAGCCCGGCCCAGTCCATGCAGTCGATCGCCCTTATCAACGGCAAGCCCGGCATCTACGGCGATGCCGCCCTTGCCCTGGTCAAGTCCACCGGTCTGCTCAAGGCCCACAGCGAGACCTTCGAGGGATCGCTGAAAGACGGTACGCGGTCATGCACCTGCAAGGTAGTCCGCATCCAGAAGCTCGCGAACGGGGAGTGGACGGAACTGGCATACGAGCAGACCTTCGGAATCACCGAGGCCAAAGACGCGAAGTTGTGGGGCAAGGCAGGTCCGTGGGTCCAGTACCCGGATCGCATGATGAAGATGCGAGCCCGTGGCTTCTGCCTCCGAGATGCGTTCCCCGACATTCTCAAGGGCGTTGGCATCGCCGAGGAACTGCAAGACTTCCCCGATCGCAAGCCGGTCGAGAACACCGCACCCCGCGAGATCAACGGGAGCCGCGCTGCAGGGCTTGGAGCGACGCTGGCAGGCAAGGTGAACCCTGAGCCCGTCGAGCCCGAGGAATCGCCTGAGAGCGACGCTGACGGCTACATCGACACCGAGGCCGTTGAGATCCTCGACGAGCCGCAGGGCGAGCCTGAGCCGCCCACGGAGTACGACGACGACCTGTTGAGCCAACTGCCCGAGTGAAAGCCCGGACCCGTCTTCTGTTGCGTGAGGCGTGTTGCCGAACGCTGTCCCCGCTCCCCGATTTGCACTCAGGCGGCGGGGCTTGACCACCACCACCGAGGGCGCGTTGCCCCGGTGAACCTGCACCGCTCTTGGCCTGACGGCTGGGGGCGGGATTCAACGAAAGGGAAACGATGACTGACAAGGAACTTGCGGAAGCACTGGAAAAACTACGAACCCTGCTAATTGCAACTGGTGAGGTACATCGGTCAAAGCAACTTGACACGATCAAAGAAGCCGCCCGCCGCCTCCGCGAACTACCCGACCCAGCCAAGTCCGACGAGGACCGGATGCGGGAGTTGGTGGAGAAGCATAAGTGTTTCAAGGGCGTGCTTGGATGGCGCGAATCGACAGATATGATCGATTTCCATTGGGTTTGGAAGTTCACCCAAACCAAAGGGGATGGCTGCTACCTGCCAACCTCCGCAGCTCTCACCGTCATTCGCGGCATCGTGAAGGCGAAGTGTGACGCGATTGGTAATCAGGCGAACTGGAAACCGATGGGTGATGGGAATCTTTCCGGGCAATGGCAGCACCACTGGAGAGGTATATCTCAGTACCACGACGACGAACTCGCCGCCATCGACGCCCTACTGACCGCGATGAACACCTGACTCTCTCTCTCTTCCACCGTCCGCCGCTGCGAAGTGCCGGACGGCTTTCGGCCTACCCGTGAGTGGTCGTCAGTGGTTTGCAGCGAGCCACAACCACGGGCTCAGGGGTACTCATCCACCCCGAACCGTCTGCTCTCGAAAGGGGGCAGGCGGGATTATGAGATTTCTGTCCCTGTTTTCCGGCATCGGCGGGCTCGACCTCGGCCTCGAATGGGCTGGCTGGACCTGCGCTGGTATGTGCGAGTTCGATCCGTGGTGCCGCGCTCTGCTCGCCGAGCGGTTTCCCGGCGTGCCGATCCACGACGATGTGACCACGCTGCACCCGGAGCCGGGCGCGTTCGATGTGGTGGTCGGAGGCTTTCCATGCCAGGACATTTCAGTTGCAGGCAAGCAAGCAGGCATTGACGGCGAGCGATCCGGGCTCTGGAAGGAAATGCACCGTGTCATTGACATTGTTCGACCCCGATGGGTCGTTGCTGAGAATGTGCCTGCTCTCCGCACTTCGGGATCAGACCGGGTACTCGGCGACTTGGAGGGAACGGGTTACACCTGCTGGCCGATCGTGGTGGGTGCTGACGACATCGGCGCGCCGCATCGACGCAAGCGGGTGTTCATCCTCGGACGAATGGCCGACGCACACTGCGACGCAGTACGGCAGCAACGGGGACGCGCCGGGCGAGATCGGTCCTCGGCGGGGATCGCTGCACCAGTCGACTCCGGCATGGCCGACGGCTGGCGCGAACGATCACAAAGGGACAGCGAAGCCGGGACAGAGGCGGGGCCAACTGGACGAAGCGGCGGAGCAGATTTTCCCCCCGGACCAGCAGACCTCGCCAGATGGCGCATGGTGCTTGAACTTCACCCGGAGCTTGCACCGGCCCAGGCTCAATCCGTGGTTTGTCGAATGGCTGATGGGCTTCCCGAGCGGCTGGGTCGCCGCTGGAGACGACGCGCTTTGAAGGGGCTGGGAAACGCCGTCGTCCCGCAGGTCGGCCTGCTCATCGGGGAAACGATCAACCGCTTTGAGGCGGAGAAGATGAACAACAGGGAGGTGACTTGTGGCTGGTGACTGGATCAAGATGAGGTATTCGCTGCTATCCGACCGCAGAGTTGTCCAGATCGCCAGGACTCTTGCTGACGACGAGAACTTCTGCAAATGGATGGGAGACCCAGTTCGCGTGAGCATTTCCAATGCGTTCGATCACACGCCTCCCGTCATCATTCGTCATCTTTGCGTCAGCACGCTTCTCATCATTTGGGGAGCTGTAGCGGAGCAGGGCAAGCGTGACGGTGATGATGCGGTGGTCGATGGCTTCGACTGTTTCACCATTGACGAGATCGCGGGTGTACCCGGATTCGCTGATGCGATGCTGTCAACCGAGTGGCTTGAATACGACGATGAAGCCGAGACCATTGCCCGTTTTTGCGGATACCTAAAGGAAAATCTGCTCGCGACCGAGCGAGGAAAAGAGTCCCGCAGAGAGTCAAATCGGCTTGCTGCCAAGCGATATCGCGAGAAAAAATCATCAGCCGACAGTCATCATCCAGTCATCAATTCGTCATCACAGCGTCATCCAAAAGTCAGCCCTAGAGAAGAGAAGAGAAGAGAAGATAAGAAAGCATCAGCTATCGCTGATGCTGATTGCGCCGCAGCAGCAGCGACCGGACTCCGCTTCAAGTCCGAGGTCGAGGCGATGGTCGGGCGAACTGGATTCCCAGCCCCGGACGGACGCTCGTTGGACGAGATCCGCAAGGCCATTGGCCGCATCGAGTCGGGCATGTACCCGGACGCGCTGGGCGTGCCTGACCCGCTGGCGTATCTCGAAGCCCGATTGCGTTGGTACTGGGACGAGCAGGCGGTCAGGCGAAAACACGCCGAGCGTCGGCTGGAAGTCCCGTCGCTTCGCAAGACCCTCGCTGACGACCGATGGCGTGTTGACCCGGACGCACCGCACTGGGAGCCCGCACCAGACGAGAAACCCAAAGTCATTTCCGAAGAACGCGCAAGAGCCCTCGACCGGCTCACACGGAGAACAGCGTCATGACCACGACCGAGTACGAATCCAAACGCCCGCCCGCACACTGGCTCACGGACACCCTCTGCGGCATGCTGGCCTTTGACGGCAAGCCCTACACCCTGTCGATTGAGCAGCAGGTCGCATGGGACGAGCGGTTTGCCAAACTCGTGAACCGCCACGGCGACGAAAAGACCCTCGACCTGCTCCGGGAGTTCTTCGAGACCAACCGGCTCAAGAAATCATCAAGACCGGGCGACTTCGCGGATTTCGTCGCCAGAGTCACCAGCGACAGCATCGGCTCCTGGAAGGCCCGTAGCGACGATTGGGACCGAGCCGTGTCCCGGGTCCACCAACACGCGCAGAACGCAGCAGGCGGTCAGCAGCGGATTCCTGAGGCCGTTGTGCTGCGACTGGTCTCCGAGTGCCACAACGACCTGCAGACCGCGGCGAT